ATGGCTCAGGACTTAAAGATTACCAGTATTGTAGATCAAAAGGTAATAGATCAAGTAAAAGCTTTAGGAGAGGCTTTCGAATCTGCAAAAGAAAAGTATTCAGCGTTGGCATTAAAGTTAGCCGAACAAGTTACAATCAAGGTTACCGGTTATACCGAACTGAAGGAGAAAGCTAAAGGCGGTAACGCAATTCTCAAAGAACTATCTGAAACTCAGACTAAGCTTGCTCAGATACAAAAAGACTATAAAGACTTACTGAAACAAGTTTCAGATCAGACCAAAGAGAATGTTAAGCAAATACTTGAAGAAGCAAAAGCTAATAAATTGAATGCTGATGCTGAATTAGCTTTGCAAAAGGTTGAAACGGAACGCTTAAAACAACAGAAATTATCAAACCAGGAATCCAAGAAGAGGAATTACACTGTTGAAGAGGGCGTTTCTGCATTAAAGATGGAAATAAAGACCATGAAAGATGCAGAAACACAAAATAAGATTCTTCGCTCAGCAAGAAAAGAAATTGATTTAACAACAGAAGAAGGCCGAAAAACTGTATTAAGGTTCAATGAGGTTATTGAACGTAACGACAATCTATTAAAGAAAAATTCTGATGCCTTAATTCAGGCAAAAATGAATGTTGGACGTTATAAAGAGGATATTAAGGCTGCTACTTCTGAAATATTAAAGGGTAATATTTCTCTTCAAAATATGGGTAGTATTGCCAAGAACACAGGCGGTCTTCTAAGATCAAGTGTAGGAGCGGGCATAACTGAAGTCAAAATCGGCATAGGGAGCATGATAAAGGGAATTGTTGGAGCTCAGGCTGTTATTGGCGGAATTCAAAAATTAATAGGATTATTAAAATCCGGTGTTCGTTCTATTATTGATTTTGAAGCTGCTAATAGCAATCTTGCCGCTATTCTTGGTACTACATCAAACAGAATAAAAGATTTGACTGTTGACGCTCAGCGGCTTGGTGCGACAACCAAATATACAGCTTCACAAGCTACTGCGTTACAAATAGAATTGGCAAAATTGGGATTTTCCCGTGATGAAATATTGCAATCTACTGAATATGTTCTAAAATTTGCGCAAGCGACCGGAGCGGAATTGCCGGAGGCTGCTGCATTGGCGGGAGCTGCTCTTAGAATGTTCAATGCCGACACATCGGAGACTGAAAGATATGTCTCTGCGATGGCTGTTGCAACGACAAAAAGTGCTTTATCTTTTTCTTATTTACAAACAGCAATGCCAATTGTTGGACCTGTAGCTAAAGCTTTTAATTTCCAGATAGAAGACACCCTTGCCTTATTGGGGAAATTATCTGATGCCGGTTTTGACGCTTCAATGGCTGCAACTGCAACGAGAAACATTTTCTTAAATTTGGCAGATAGTGGCGGTAAGCTTGCAAAAGCCTTGGGAGGTCCTGTTAAGACATTACCGGAACTCATTGACGGTTTAAAACGCTTGAAAGAGCAGGGTATTGATTTGAATTCCACCTTGGAACTAACTGATAAGCGTAGTGTTGCCGCCTTTAATGCTTTTCTAACTGCGGCTGATAAAATAGTACCATTGAGAGAACAAATTACAGGAGTTGGTAAGGAGCTTGGAGATATGGCTGACACAATGGGAGATAATGTTCAAGGAGCTATAGCAAATTTATCTTCTGCTTGGGAATCACTAATGCTTTCTTTTAGTGGTGGTACAGGTGCAGCAAAAGAGTTTATAAACTGGGTTGCCACTAAAATAAGAGAGATTGCCGATTTGCTTAAAGATCCTGAACAGCGTGCAGAAGAAGATGCCGGCAAGCTCCAACTAGCTGCACAGAAAGAGGTACAAACCAAAATGGAAACACAGGAATTGGAGTTTCAGATTCGCATTGAAAAGCTTAAAAAAGAATATCGAAGCAAATACTTAAACGAGGGATTGAAAGAAGAAGAAGCTAATGCTAAAGCGATTGAAGAAGCTCAAATAAAAGCAGCAGAAGAAGCGTTGGTGGAATTGTCCTTAATAAAAGCCCGGCAGAAGGAAATTTATGAAGAAGACCTTAAAAGAATGGATAAAGCAAAAGGCATTTACACACAGACCTTAAAAGAATGGGAGGAAACCAGCTCATTCTTAGGTTTTAATTTTAAAAACGCCTTTGCTAAAATGTTCAACTATGAGACAGATGAAATTAAAAACGTGAATAAAGCGTTTACTGATTTTGCGAATATAAAGATGGACATTACTAAAGCCGAAAGCTATAATAAGGCATTGGACAAGATGATTGAAAAAATGAAACAAATCATAGAACCTGTAAAGGAAAATACCACACAAGAACTAACAGATAAAGAAAAGAGAGAATTAGAAAAGGCTGCAAAAGAACGTTTGAAGATACGTGAAACTTTGCAACAATTAGAGCTAGATCTAATGGACGAAGGTCTTAAAAAGGAACTTGTAAAGATTTCCTTTGATTATAATAGAAGAATAGCAGCTATAAAAGGTAATTCAGATGATGAAACCAAAATTAGAGAACGCCTTGCTCAAAAAATGCAAGAGGATTTGGAGAAAGCTACAATTTCTTATGGATTAGACAAGGAAAAGAAGCAGATAAGCGATAAGCTGGAATTGGTTAAAAAGGGAAGTGAAGAAGAATTTGAATTGAGAAAGAAGCAATTAGAGCTAGAGAGGGAAATAGCAATAAACGCCGCTATTGATAAAAATGAAGATGTCTTTGTTGTTGATGAAATATATAACAAAAAGTTTATCGATTTAGAAGAAAAACGTGCTTCTGAAATAAACAAGAAGCTTCAGGATAGTTATTCAAGTAGAAGTATCTTAATAAATGCTGCTATGTCTCAGGAGCTAGATGATTTGACAGAAGAATATACTAAGGGTATAATAAATGCTGAGGCTTATGAAAGGAGTAAAGCTGAAATTGCAGAAAAATATGCCATTCAACAAGCTGAACAGGCTGTTGATTTAGCTAAAAAACTTGCTAATACTCCTGGGATTTCTGATGAGGATAGATTAAAGCTTGAGCAAGAAATATCTAAGGCTGAAATTGTATTAGCTGAACAAGTGCGAGATGCCAAAATAAATGCATCAAAAAGAACTGCTGATTCCATTAAAAAAGAAATGGATAAAACAGCAGAATCCATCCAAGCTATAGCAGATTTACTTGGTGGATTTGCAGATTTGGGATCAGCTATATATGATAGAAAGATAGAAGAGATCGAATCGGAACAAGATGCTAATGATGAAGCTTATGAAAGAGAGTTGGAGAGGATAGAGAGTCTTGAACAAAAGGGGGCGATCTCTACCGAAGAAGCTGAAGCTAGAAAACGTGCGGCTGAAGAGAAAACAGCTAGTAAAGAGGCTGAATTGGCAAAGAAAAAAGCTCAACTACAAATTCAACAAGCGAAATTGGATAAAACAAATAATATTATTCAAACAATAATGAATACCGCTGTTGCTATAATGAAAGCTTGGGGGCAGGCTGGAATTTTTGGCGCTCCTTTAGCTGCTATTATTGCAGCACAAGGTGCTATTCAGTTAGCAACAATTATTGCTCAACCCATCCCCAAATACGCCAAAGGAACCGACAATCATCCCGGAGGTTTAGCCATCGTAGGTGATGGGGGTAGGCGAGAGGGTATCTTAACGAATAAGGGCCTCTTTGCCACTCCTTCCATACCTACATTGGTAGACTTGCCTAAAGGTGCAGCGGTAGTTCCTGATTTGGAGCAATACATCTCTGTTCGTCCACTTCTTAGATCGGACTTGGGAGCGATGGCACAGGACGCAGAACGTGAAGGCATTCCCTTCACAGTAAATGTAGATACCGGTGCTCTTGAATTAAGAAAGGAGATCCGCATATTAACAGATGAAGTACGCAAGTTAAGTAAGGCCCGTAGGAAGGAGGCGGTTCAAAGAGAGCTTGATTATCTCCATCGGACAATCTAAGGTAATTAATTGGCGAATTAATTTACCGAAAGCCATCAGGGCCGTGCGACACTTTGGTGGCTTTCATTTCTTTTGATTTAAAACCTAGTTTGAAATGTGATAGTTTTAACGATAAATAAATTAATTATGATATACGACGATTTAGATAAAATCCCCATGTCTCGCTTTATAGAAGTGTTCATGGGAAATCTGACTAAAGTTTCCGATGGCGAGCTTGCTGAGGCTGATGCAATAGCAATTGCCGAACGCTTGCTTGCCGAATACTCAGAAATAGTAGGAGGGCGTTCTGCGATAGCGGAAATAACAAAGCAGAATGAAATGCTCAACTGTGAACTTAAAATTGAGTGTATGAGGGTTTGTGAATATCTCATTTCGGAAGGCAAGTTCGAACAAGTAAGTAAGACGCTTGTAAGATTCGGATTTAAGATACCCGCCAAGGATAAGGCTAGAATTCGCCAACGTGTAGCTTCTATTTTGTCCACATCTCAATATAGGCTTGAGAAACTAAGGGATAGCCGGCCGGAAGAGCTTAAGCCGGCAATGAGTAAAGACTACTTTACTAGGGAGAGAATTATGTTGATGGAGCATTTTAAAATGCACATCGACATACACAAGCTTTCTGCAAAGGAATATGCCTATATGGTAAAGAAGGTATGCGAAGAGACACAAGCAATGTTGCGTTCACTTAAAAAGAAATAGTATGTATAAATGTGAGTTATTGGTCGGTGGCTATGCTTATGATGTAACCGATGATCTGTCCAATTGGGACGATGTGAAATTGTCTTTTAAGCGTGATAATTATGACGGTGTGATTAGATCCTTCTCCACGAAGTTTCAGTTTGCCGGGTCGGGTTATTCTCTACTGAAGGGAGAATATAGGAAAGCTTATATAGATGCGTCTGCATCCATTGTATTTTATACACGCAATAACTCATGGACTTGGAATGAGCGGTTCCGTTGTGCGCTTGATTTTTCTACATTCAGTGACGATGGGAGCATAATCAGTATTAACGCAGTTGATGATAGCTTGGCGGCTCTTATCAAGGCGAATAAGGGAACGCAGTATGAGTATCCGGTTGATGATTTGAAGGAAAATATAAAATTGTCTTATGATCGATTACAGATGAGCAATACTGTTACATGGCTTATCGCTGGTGAAACAGAAGAAAATGAAGGAGGAACATATATAACAAATACATTTACTCCTAATGATGATTTTCGCCCATTAGGTACATATTATGCATATCCATTATATATTGTTGGAACTCCTGAGATTGCTGTTAAAAACATAATTGAAGTAACAGATGCTGGGCAAGGGGACGGTAAGAGCGGAAGTGGAGGTGGCCGAAATTGCCCATATATATTCAAAAATATATCTTCGCAAGGAATAAAGGTAAATATTAAGGCCAAGTTTTATCTTTTTGCAAATAGTTCTGGAAATGGATCAGCTAATTTAAGATTGAGAAAATTTCCTTCTGGAACAGACATACCAGGTGGCAGTATTGGGTTACAAGAAGGGCTTAATACTATAGAATGGGATCTACAGGATATACTCATAAATGGAAATGGAGGGTATCTGTCTCTTCTGATTTATGTTACAGATACACCTTATACTATATATCAGATGATGCCTTATGCTTCAGATGAAAGACTGACTATAGATTTTATGGCTAAAGATATAACTATTAATATTGATGTAATCAAGCCTGTATCTCTTATAAACCGTCTATTGACATCCATTAATGGCGAGAAAGAGGGGATAACTTGTGAAATAGCCTCAGGGGTTGATAGTAGACTGGATAATACCCTGATTGTTGCTGCTGAAAGTATCCGTGGGTTGGAAAAAGCAAAGATATATACCAGCTATACAAAGTTTACTAAATGGATGGAGGCCGAGTTTGGTTTTGTTCCTGTTATAAATGACAATAAAGTGTCTTTTGTTCATAGAGATAGTTTATTCACTGATGTAGAGATCAAAGACCTGGCGGATCAATGGAATGATTTTACCTATTCGGTAAATGCATCACTTATCTATGCAAATGTAAAGGCCGGATACGATAAGCAGGATTATGATAGTGTTAATGGTAGGGATGAGTTTCGTTTTACGAATGAATATACTACTGGTCACACACTTACGGATAACGTATTGGACCTCATAAGCCCTTATCGTGCTGATGCTTATGGCATTGAATTCCTTGCAGCCAAACGAGGAGAGGATACAACGGATAGTGATAGTGATAATGACATATTCTTTGTAGGAGCATCGGTTAGCGGAGGGGAATATAAATTGATTAGAGGTGGAAACTATTCGATAACAGGAGTTATATCTCCTGAGAGTATGTTTAATGTGATGTATGCACCAAGATTTATGATTGAGGCGAATAAAAAATATATAGGTGTAAGTGCCTCTTTACTTGCATTCGCATCGTCCAATGGTAATAGTGATATCGTTATTAATGGTGTTGCTGAAACTGAGGATATCCCTATAAATGAATCAGACTTTACGATAGGTGAAGTCAGCGTGGAAACCGGTGATGTTGATGTTCCTGTAGACTTAAAAGGCTACATTTCTCTAACTCACCATGGAGAGGTTTATAAAGGTTATATAAGTAAGTCTGATTTCAATTATGGAAAATCGGAAGCTGTTAAGTACACTTTAATAATAAAAAGTATCGAATAGCGGTTGTACGATTGTATATCAAGATTAAATTAGTATATTTGCAATATGCAGGTGAAGGAGCCTGCTTCTCAAAAAAGGACGTAAGGACATGGTTAAGATTGGCGACGTTTGCCCGTTGTTCTTTAACCCAATAAAGGACAAGTTTGGGATTGAAGTAGATTATATACAGAAGTTTTATACAGGTGACAATATTCACTTGCAGATATTTGCTAATGTAGGCGAGAGCGTATCAGCCACGCTTATCGATTTAATCAACGATACTTCCACCAGTATTAGTCTTTCGACATACAACCAGAATTCTGAGGTTGTGATGCATTATGCCGTATTGACCGGATTGCCTGACAGTGATTATAAGGTTAATGTAAATGGTATCCTTTCCGAACCTTTCTGCGTGTCTTCTTCTTCTGAATTATTGGAAAGGACAACGCTTATCAAATATTCCCATAAAGATAATAACTCGGTTTTTAATAATATCTTTTGGATCGGAGACACACAGGTTATATTTGATTGGCGTGTTGAGGCGGGCTTTAAGCCGAACGGCTATACTCCTAAGCTGGAGAATGAACAATATCGCAATCAGTGGCAGGAAATTAAAAATCTGTATTCTGTTCCTTATGATTCATATGTGCTTACTATTGGTGACGCTTGTGGAGTTCCTTATTGGTATGGCCGGCACTTGAACCGGATATTGTGTCTTTCTAAATTTATTGTGAAAGATACCGGCTTTGTACGGTCAGAAAACTCGGTACCGGAAATGTCTCAAGTTATCGAGGATAGTCAGTTGTTTAATATTACTTGTGGTATCGAACCGCAATATAATGATATATCAGGTAAGGAAAGCCCGGAAGAAAAAGAGACTTACTCTATTACAGTAGGTATCAATCCATCCAATATTGGTCAATGTACCGTAACTGCTACAGGAAATGTTATAAGTATAACCTCGTCAGCGGATAGCAGTAAATATGTCGTAGAAGCCAATGCCGGAGGAACTGTAACGATAAATATTGTGGCAGAAGATGGATATCAGGTACAGCAACTGAATGTAGACCAAGTGAGTCAAGGAGCTATTGATAATTATACATTTGAAAATATAAACGCTAACCACACAATGTATGTATGGATGGAAGTAATTGCGGATGAAAATCCTACGGATTTTTTAATCCGCAGCGACAAACCGGATACATATTATTCATCTACACATGTGGCACTCAATGCTATTAAGTCTGACTATCCAAATGGATTAACGGAAAATATTACTCTGTCATGCGTTAAGGTAGCGAAAGAGAGACGCTTGTCAAATGATGAAAATAAGTTGCGTAATGAACGTATACATCTTGCGGTGCTTAAAGAATGGAATAAGGGAAGTATGTACACGCTTACGATTGACGGTGCGGATATGCTAACGTATGATTGTGCTAGTCTTGGCGGATTTATGTTTAAAAATGTGGATAATATATTGCTTAAAAATATCTCATTCATTAATTTTTGTAACTATATTGATGGAAATACACCTGATGAAATCGCTGCGGTGATGCTTGTTGGCAATATGAATTCATATTGTCGTAATTTATACGTAGACAGATGTAAGTTTAACGGTATATCAACGACGAACAATGCTACTTGCTCCACTTATACAATAAGTACCAAGTATACGGAAAATGTCTATTTCTACGGATGTATATTTATGAACAATGCCGGTATGGTGATCAATATGAATGATTCTCGTCTGGCTGTATTTGTGAAAAACAATATTTCCGGAAAATTCCGTAGTGGTGCAGTATCGCATGCCGGTTTCTTCAATGTTACAAATGGATACTATATAATTATGGAGGATAACGAACTTGATGGTAGTACTTTCCGCGAAAGTTTGGCTTATATTTCCAATATCGATAATATAGTACTTAGGCGTAACAATCTTCATGGTGGTGCCCGTTGTATTGAAATGTCTTCCAATTCGGTTATAAAGAACTTTATACTTGAAGAGAACCTTATAGTGAACATGCTTAATAGTCCTCTTTTGGGTTGGATACATGAATGTTTTTATTCTTCTTCTGATATTGAGAATTTTGTAAGTGCAAACAATACATTATGGATGGGAGGAAATGACTATCTCCAATATATTTGTCGCTTTAATCAGGCTGATACCAGAAATGTGAAGATATACAATAATATTGTTGTTGATCCCGATCCGTCACTTACCACCGGTAAATTTAATATTTTCAACTTTAAGACTGTAGGCAGTCTGTCAATGGGATATAATCTGTTCAAAGTTTCTATCAGAGATGCAGATACGGGACAGACATACGGTGAAATAGTTGCTGTATCTAATCCTGATGAAATTCCTGATAGTATTACAATAACAGGCAGCAATAGCCGGTCTTTGAATTATTTACGAAATGCAGGATATGACGATAATACCACTCTTATTTTCAAGTCTTATAAGTTACTTGATATTGAAAATGGAGGAAATACATACGCAATAACAGACGAATATGATGCGGATTATCCAGCTAATAATGCTAATGTTCCTGAAATCGATTTTGAATATAAAAGAAAGCTTTCCACAGGCAACAATAGTCGTGGATGCTATAATCTTCATGGAATGGCAATCGATGAATTGGCAGATACTACATCGGGTTATACCGGTGAAGACCTTACTCTCGTGGCTGGTTTTAATAGTTCTGTTCAATATAATGCTATAGCTGACAGCATATTACTTTTGATTCATAACACGTTAAACCGTGCTTGGATCGTAAGATTTAGTGTTATCGGGCAACAGCATCAATTATTGGCAGTCGGTAAATATGCGTTGTTACACACTTATCCGGAATTGGATTCGAACGAAGAATATCAGGCTGATGAAGTATATACCATTAATATAGATTGATTATGAAGGAAAGCTATAGCAATATATTAAAAGTATCTATCGGAAAAGTATTGGCAAAAACTATAATAGATAATTATTTTCCGATTGTAGGTCAGGATATCCGGATAGATGCCACAACCAAATGGGGACAAACTTCTGAATGGCAAATCCAGAATGGTGACGGACACACAACAACGGTAACTGGTAATCTTCTTCATGACAAGGATAGTCAGACTGTGACCATTACCGGTACAGGAGAATTGCAACAAAAGTTTACGGGTAAAAACTTTGCCTTCTCGACAGATGTATTAAAGACTGTATATGCGATGACTACACAAAACTTGCCATACTTTGATATAAAAGTCAGCAATGAGATCATTCGTACAGACAATGAGATTTCTCGTATAATGATATACCCGGAAAATGGATATACCGGTGCGCATACCGTTATTGCCAGAATATATAAAGAAAATGAATGGATGCCTGCATTTACATTTACCAACACAATGCAGGATGATGGATTTGAATATGTTGATTTTTTTGTTTCACAAGCAACTGAGCGTGGTATATATGACCTGGAAATAGATGTTATAGATACGGCTACGGGAAAGATGTTCAGCAAACGGATTAATAAGATCATAACAGTAACTCCACGACTGGCTAATGAGCCGGCTGACCGTGAAAGTGGTTATAGGGATATTCTGGCAACTACTGCGTATACAACTTATAGTGGTAAGATTAAGATTAATTTTTATATCCGGCTTTGGGAAAATACCGGTAATGGCCTTAGTTATGCTGAACTTGCCATACCGTCCGGCGAACAAAATGGAACTTGTTATTATGACGCTATTGATATAAGTGTTCTTCCAGCGGGGACGACACTTGTGTTACTGAACGATCCGAATGAGCCGGATCCGGGATATGCACGCAGGCTATTGTTTAAAGGAAATAATCCTATTTCTATCTCTAATGAAAATGGTACACCTAATTTTACATGGGAAAATCCGTTGATAATTACGATCAATCAGAATTTCCCATACGAAGTGCCATTTTGCTATTATGGTGGAGTGAGCTTTGATAATAACTGCCGCAATATAGTAATTGATGGAAGAGGATATAAGAATATCTCTAAGGGTATTCATGTACATAGATATAGTCTTGATTTGTTTGCGGAGACTTGTGTCTTTTTAACTAATGGAACAGCTGAAATAGAATTGTTGGAGTTGGAATTATCTGATTGTGATTTTACAGGAATAATGGCAAAGACCGATCCTGATCCTAGCCGTCCTTGGTTTTGGTTTGGAAATTGGGAAATGGATAACCTGTTATTGCATCATTGTCATATACATGATACATTGGGCGAGGGCTTTTATATCGGCTACTTTACTCCGGAAACCAAAACAGGAACAAACAGTGATGGTGAGACGGTACAATATCGTGCTCATGCATTGACTAATACACGTATTTATCGTCTATTGTTGGAAAATAATGGATATGACGGAATGCAATTGTCAAACGCTCGTGGGGCGGAAGTCTGCTACAATGAACTATATAATGCAGCATGGCGTGGAGAGAAAGATCAGGCTTCTGGCATGTCTATTCAGTCCATATCTGGAAAGTGCTATAACAATATTATACATAAATTCAATGGACCAGGATTACAGATAGGCCCATTGGGGGATTTGGATGTTTTTAATAATATTGTCTATGATTGTCCATCCGGACAACCGGGTATTCAATTTCTTTTTATGAAAGACTGCCCCGAACAAAATCCAAATGGAGATGATACTAATGATATCATAAAGATGTATGTTCATAATAATGTGATACTTTGCAATGGTGTTGGCGTTAATGGTCGTAACACTGTGCAGATGACAGGTTTATACTTTGAAGATAATATCATAGTATATAAAGATGCATTATTCGGTAACATGACTAATGCAACAATCGCTCAGTGGGAATCTCAGGCTTCTGGAAACCTTGCTCTTAACAGAAAAGTGATAGATTTTGTTGAATTGGATTCATATAAGATTGCTGACAGTGCTAATGGAAACTTTCAAATTGCGGCGGACAGTGAATTGATACAAACCGGAAGTGGTAATAATTTCCACTTTGATTTTCGTGGATATAAGAATTGGTTTGGTACAGTAGCACCGACCGGCTCGTTTTTAGGGAAGTATAAATCGGATAGTATAAATGACGATCCGATCACTTTAGTTTCCATCTCTATCAATGACGGTGTATCATCAACTCGCGAGCAAATTGTTTCCGTAAAATTAACTTATACAGGTGCGGCTACCCGTTATCGAATTAGTGAAAGCTCGGATATGGAATCTGCTACTTGGCAAGATATACCGGCCGAAAATATAGTCGAATATAAGCTGTCTGATGGTTTTGGAGAAAAGACGATTTATGCACAAGTTGCTGCCGGTTCAATGGATAGTGATATCGTATCTGCTACAATTGATTATCAGAGTACGCCATTGACACTTGAAGCTCTAATATTGAATGATGGAAAAGCAATATCACGCTATCTCACTATCCCGGTTGCGTTTATTTATAGCGGTTCGTTTGAACCGGCAAAGTATCGTCTGGACGAATTGCCCGATATGAGTAATTCCGAATGGCTGGATATTGTAGAGGATATAACCTATATATTTGATTCTTTGGGGCAGAAAATACTTTATGGGCAATTGCAAGATTCGGAAGGTAATTTGACAGAAATAAAATCGGCAGGAATAACAATCGAACAGACTGCGAAAAAGGCTATTATTTCAATAGGATGGAATAATAGTGATGTACCTTCTGCTACGGAAGGTTATTACGATCCGAGTACTGGAATAACCAAGTTTCAATCGCAGGCTGCAATATCAACTCCACGCAATATATATGATACATTTGGTGAAATTTTGGGAACCGCTGTCCCATCAGCTAATAGTTCAAATATGATATCCTCTTCCGGTACTAAAGGATATACAACAGGAAATGATAGTGGTATTTATCCGGATTCCTATCTTGAACATAATTCCGTGTACGGAGGTAATAAGATAGGAAATGAAAGCATCACATTCACGCTTCCATCCGGATCATATAAGATTAGATTGTTGTGCAATACGCTTTGGGAAACAAGGCTTATTCCTAATGAATCTCTAATGTATAAAGCAGTAACAGATATTGATGAGACGATGTTTGTATTACCTGAATCGGGAGTGCAAAAGAATACTCAATATATGACAGAATATGTAACTGTAACTGTTGGAGATAGCGGTATGTTGCGGATAGATTTTGGAGTCGGAATAGATGGTACTTATTATTATGCACCATTAAATGTTATAGAGATAGAGGAAGTATAATAAATCCCGTCTGACTCTCACGAGCCGGACGAGATTGTGAGCGAGATAGTGTCCTAACTATCCTATTGCAAAGATAAGATTAATTTTATAAAATTAAAAGTAATGGATACGGAAGTTGTAAATACGGCTCTTCAGACGGGAAGGGGTATTAGTGAGTTTGGAATGATGGCTATCACGGCAGGCTTTTTTCTTGTATTATCCGCTTTAATGTGGATTGCTTGCTTTCGGTGGTTTATGAGTATTATTAACGGTATATTATCAGCCCAGGGAGCAAATTGGCAGGAATTAAAAAGGCAAATGATTGAAAACAACCACATAATGACACGTATAGCCGAAGGATTACAACCGGAAACACAGTTAAGAGTTAAAACTCTATCTAATCTTCTTTTTGATCTTTCGGTAGAAAAGGTGTGTCGTATTATAAAGAAGATAAGAGAAGAGAATCATATAGTAGATAAGGAGAATACCATTAAGAAGATACGGACTTTGCTAACGAACATACACGAAGATCGTAATAGTAAACTTGATTGCTTTACCTATCATGGCAATAAATTGTCTGATTATACAGACAGGAAATGGATTGATCAGGTGGCAAAGGTGGTAGAGGCTGAAATATACAATGTAGAAGGTCCTAACAATGGGCGTGCCTATACAAATATTGAATCAGTTTATGCTAATATCCGATTGGAATTTTATCATAATTTAAACGAAAGATAATATGGCAAATATAGAACACTTCATACCGTTTCTCATAAAATGGGAAGCCGGTATAACGAAAAGAAACAGAGAATCAAATGAAGCCTTGTATAAAAGGGCTAAAGAGTATGGGTGGGCTGACGATCCTGATGATTCAGGAGGACAGACAATGGTAGGTGTGACAATGGCTACCTATGAGGAATATTGTCGTAGAAAAGGTTATCCAAAACCAACAACTGAAAGGTTGATGAATTTGTCATATAATGACTGGAAAAGTATCTTGAAGATGTTGTATTGGGATAAATGGAAAGCTGATGAAATAAGAAGTCAGAGTATAGCAGAGATAGTATGCGATTGGGTTTGGGCTTCAGGAAACTACGGCATAAAGATACCGCAACAGCTTCTTAACGTTAAGGTGGACGGCATTGTCGGGCCTAAAACCCTTGAAGCTGTTAACTCACGTAATCCTCGCGAATTATTCGATATGATTAAGATTTCACGGTTTGACTTCATCGAGGAAATTTGTCATAAGCGCCCGGCTAACAACAAGTTCAAAAGAGGCTGGTTAAATCGAATCAATGATTTCATCTTTGAGCTATAATATAACGGCAATGTACTATCACAGCGGAAGGCCGTTCAAAAGAGTTTATATGAACCTTATAGTAACACCAATAAAAAGAAAATGTTCATGAATAATCTAAAAGAAATGGTTAGGCTATCAATAATAGGTTTTATAGCCTTGCTTGTGATGGGAATTGTAATGTCTTTATATTCTTGCGGAAGTCATAAATCTGCCGTCATGAAAGAGACTTTCGTTCAAAGAGAGGATAGTACTAAACAGAGTATTGATTTTGGATTCACTGCTATACAGGATATTTCGAACTTCTTTCACTCTACAACTAATCGGAGGATATACTGGAGGTTCTATGATACTAGCAAGCCAATAGATTCTGAAACAGGGAAGCATCCGCTTTTAGCTGAAGGCGATACTGAAGAAAACAATAAGATCGAGCAAGAAACTAATGTTATATCCGCAGACAGTTTTTCTTTGCAATCCGATAGCTTATCATCTTCCTGGAGTCAGGAAAACGATAGGCAGGAACAGGAGAAGCAGAAAGACGAAACGACGGTGCCTAAACAGATATCTGGTGCAATATGGGCATTAGCGACATTGTTACTATTGATGATTATTGCATGGATTATCTATAAAAAGAAAGGAGGCTGATATGATTTAGTTGTATGTTATTAGAGATGAGTAGAAGCATCTTACAAGACCATTAACAATATTCTCTTTTAGAGGGCTCAGAGATAAAAGAAAGCCCGTCCCTTGCTACGTCTGGTAAACCACAAGGGACAACAGTCACAATCCAATGCTGTTTTGGGCTTTCAGTCCTCACTAAACAAGCGGGTTGTGACTATTGTTTTTAATAACTTTATGTTTTATAACAGTATGAAAACAAAAGATTTATACCAGACGATAAATGCCATGGTGCGTAAACACACAGGCATTGAAATGCCATCATTGATTTTTAGCAATAAAGAAGAGTGTGTAGATGCTCGATATATCCTCGTTTATTTTCTTGCCCAGTTTCTTACCGATGATGAAATCTCCCGTCAAACGTCCCTGAAAAGGCAGTCGATTAATCACATTCGTAATAATTTTGAGTGCAAAATGCAGAAATGGAGCGTTAAGTCTTGCCTCAGTGAGATAAGCAAAGAACTCGCAGATAACTCGCAAATAAATAATATGTTAGCATAGCCATTATAAGGTTATTTGTATCACGGTTAATGTTGATCGTGAAACAAAGTTTTTCTATATGGAAAGTAATTATCTGACTTCTGGCGATCTCGCTATGTGGGACACCGCCCGTTATGGTGGACGTAGTGGTAATTGTGGATGTGGATGTGGTGATGGTTATTATCATCATGGGCGTAGCATGGCAGCTACTGGTATTGGCTTGGGTGCCGGTCTTGGTGGTGGTGCTTTGCTACTTGCTATAGCCGCTGCATGGGGTGTAAATCAAGCCTCTAAAGCACGTATGAGAGCAGCCGAAAATGCAGCCGCAGGTAACGCACGGGCAATTGATATCTTGGCCGCACGTGCTATTCAAGATGATGCTCGCAATAATAGCATCAATCTGGATGTGACGCAGACCTTGCGTAATCTGACCGGAGCTTCAGCACAAGGAGGATCTGCAAGTGCACTTGCTACCGCAGAAGCCCTTGCGTTGCTTAACAATGGAGGTGGCAATGGATTAAATTCCGCCATCGGTGGTTGTAATTACTTGCGCGTAGCCCGCGTTTCCGGTTCACGTCTGTGTGGATGTGATACCTGCGGTAACGGTGAGTAATCATCTGAAAGCGGCATACCGGAAAAACAGCCGGATATGCTGCTTTCCTTATGTGAAAAGCTATGTTCGGAAAAAGTAAAATAAATCTCGGAATGATCAACCCATCCTCTAAGATAGCATTGAAGATCAGCTGCCTACAAGCTTGCGGAAATGACGTGGATAAGGCTGAGAAACTATACAAGTTTTTTGCCGAAGATATAGCGTCTCTTCCCGATTTTGATATTCAGCCACCTACAACTATGCAGAGGGCCACACAGAGTGTAAATTCAATGTTTGGCTGGGTAAAGGAAAATAAGGAAGACTTATTGCAGGCATGGGATTTTATTCAAGGAATGAGAGGTAATGCGTCACGTGCCGCTACAGTTATGCCACCTGTTGATGTTCCGCCCATACCATCACCGCAATGATGAAACCATACAAAGTGACAATCTATGTGTATGCTGATGATGAGCAACAGGTGAAAGACCTTGAAAAAGCCGCTTACGAATTTGTCAATGACAAGTATCGCAGTGGAATACTCGTTACGGCTAGCAAACTAGCGCATGCACTTGTCAACTATAAGAATAACTTTTTTGTCAACAAATTCTTAAAATAACATATATGGCCAATGAACAACCCAGGCAACCACGTAACATATTTGAAGTGATTAATCAGAATGTGGTGGATTTGTCAAACGATGTGGTTGCAATCTATGAAAAGGTAGATGCAATCTACAAGGTATTGTATCCGGAAATATCTGAGCCTGACGCTCCCGGCGCAGAAGAAGATAAGTAATAGGGAGTATTAAAGCATTTGTATTATGAGCTGTAATTGTAACAGAATCCAGCCGGCAGTAATTACTCCGGTTTTGGCTGCCGGATCGGTAGCCTCGCCCTACTTTGTAGAGGTCAACATCACACAGAGATTGTGTTTTCCAACTTGTGCGGAGAATGCTCCAGTGTTCGATCCGAAGTTTTCCATGAAAGCGCTTGCAAACGTTGGTACGAGTCAGTATGTGGCAACTATCCATGTGGAAGGCATTATTTCTTACGTACCTTGCAATGGCGGATGCTGCTGCACCAAGCAACAGCCTCTGTCGCAGGATTTCACCATTCCGATCTTCTCGGCAACCGCACCCACATCAGTTATTGTAACGGCGGGTAACACCTCCAATATCGTAGCTGTATCCGGATGCCAGCAATGCGGAAGGACATTTGTAAGCGAAACTCCGTTGACACTCACGGTGGCATGATGCATGTAGTGACAGCACTGACGGCAATGGCGGCGGCAACACTGGCACAGCACCTCGGACTGACAGAGGCCATCGGAAAGATTATTTCCAAGATTGCTAAATGCCCGAAATGTTGCTCCTTTTGGACCGCACTTATGGTTTTGTGGATGGAAGATTGCAGCTTGCCATTGGCCGTTGGATTGTCACTACTCGTCGCTTACCTTTCCTTTTATTGGGGATTGGTACTCATTGTATTACAAAAATGGTATAACAGGTTATGGGAAAAGATAAAGTAAACAAAAGTAAGGATGAAAAGGAGGATCAACCCAAAGAAGCGGTCACCTTTACACCGGTGATAACGAAAAACGTATATAAACCGCTGCCACGTTTTGGTGGTTGCAAAAATTGTTGATTATGAAGCAATATAGCGAGATGTTGGAAGAAGCCAAGAATGCAGGACTTACCAACGAAAAAATAATGTGGAAAAGTGTTGCCAGTGTCAGTGAACTACTGCTGCTGGTAAAGCAGGATCATCCTGAAATGTATTGGGAGTTTATGCGTGAGCAACACGGTATACTATATGGAAACCATTATAATGAGACTTTTGCCATGCATGACGTATCTATGATTCGATACATAGATAGGATGGGTAAAAAATGTGAGGGTGGATACTGGACTTTGGAACAAATCGAAAATGCAACCAAAGGCATGACTTTCCCCTCGGGGACAACGAAATGGGACAAGTATGTAGCTTTTAACGGATTTTATGCCGATACATGTACAGTTCTCGATGATGAGTTAATCATTAAGACTGCACATAAATTTTATTTTGCTGATGAGGATGCTCCTCCGGGTAAGATATGGTTGTATATGGAAGCTATGTATGAAGGGAAATAAGATATAAGAGTTCTTTGACTTGTTGGAATTACCGTTTAATTTTTTAGTTAAAATGTGACTTTATGGTTAATAATATGCATAATCTTGGAAACAAAATATCTGATTTACTGTTTTATTTTTATATTTGCATTATAATTTAAATATGGAGGTAAGTATGTGCATATTAAAGGAAGTAGGACGTTTTATTAAAAATGGAGCTTCTACATTTCGTGATGCCTCTCAAGGGCATTATAAGCAGAACTCCGAAGCTATTTCTGAAATTAGGAAAGAAATTATAGAAAAAGACAGAAATAGGAATGATGATAAGAGAAATCTTATGGAAGACAGAAGAAATGTTGAAGGGGATATGCGTAGAGCTTTCAATGAAATTGTATTAAACAATGGGTAAGCAAGAATTAAAACAGCGAGAAACACAAGTTGCAACAGGCGATGGAGTTGGAAAACAATTAGAGCAGACTTATACCGTTGATGACAACTGTCTACCTTCACCTCAAGAATTAGCCGCATATAAGAGTATTGATCCTAGGATTGTTGATTATCTTATTAATGCCTCTGTAAAAGAGCAAGATCACCGACATAAAATGGATAGTAATAAATTGAATATGATTAGAAAAGCTGATAGAAGAGATGGAAGAATGAACTGGTGGGGAATGTTTTTCGCATTTCTTGCTATAGTTGTAATGATAGCTCTTGCTGGTTATGCTCTCTATTTAGACAAACCTTGGTTTGCTGGGATTATGGGTGCTAGTACACTTGTATCCGTGGCATCTATTTTTATTAAAAGTAATGAGAATAAAAGCAAGCCATCTGGTAATACCAAGAAATAATTAAAATTTTTAATACTAAAGTCAAGGCGGTAATTCCAAACGGTTTCACCGCCTTTTTTTGTGTCCGGGCGGTATCCAAGTTCGGACTATTTCATTGTATTGTTGTATGAAGGAAAGTAAGGTTGACATATTGCTGGATCAGGCAGATTTCGCATTCTACTGTGATTTCTGCCTGATATTTAGGATTCTTCAATGGAATGTTTTTTAGAACGTTTTGAGAAGGTGCTACATTGGATAATACCTATTGCTGTATTGGCGAAGGGTTTATCCGTGTGCGTATAGCCAATTTTTTATCGATTTCCCTAGCCCACATCGAAGCGTTATAGATAGAGGCTGCATATAATTTTAATTCCTTACTACTTTTAAGAAAATCTACTTTCAATGCCGCTTTTAATGAATCAGCATATAAGTTCTGATCTATTTTTATTTCCATAATATAAATTTTATTTTCAAAAAAATATCCCCAAACATCAAAGACATTTGGGGATGCATATCATTTAAAAAAGTATTCTTCTCTTCATGATAGTTATGCAGTTAAATCGTTCAATTCATATTCATACCTTCGGAAGAACCTTCCATCTTTAGTCATAACAACATAAGTTATAAACGATACGTCCGACTTGTTCAAAGTCTCTACGGCAATTACTTCTGCCTCTAACAGGCCTCCATTCTTAGTGAACTTGACCTTGTCACCAATATTAAATTTAGTCTCTATTTTCATAATAGTTATACTTTTCAGTCTTTAGAATTTCTAAGGAAAATCAATAATTCTTTTGTTTCTCTGAGTGTTAACCCACGTCGATCATTAATCGCTACAGTCAGCTTATTAAGGGCTTCATTTAGGTTTCCAATTATGAAACCACTACCACCACATCGCTTGCATTTAGTCGACGGTTGGATACCACGTTCATAGGCTTCTGCACTGCTATACTGATAATACCTTTTATTTTCAATCCAGCCATGCCCATTGCATACATCGCACTTCATGTCTTATCTTTATGACTAGATTTATTACGTCTCAGATATATCCAAGCCATTGATATTGCACATACAAGATTAATAATGCTTGTTACAGCAAGTATTTTGGCAAGCCATTCTATTTTTGCATCATAGGCCAACAAACATGCGATGAGTGAAAGCCAGAATGTTATTTCTTCAAATTGGTACTTCTTCATTGCGGTATTTAATTATTAAGTTTCACTCATTGATACTCATTTAACATCAACCACATTCCTATACACTCCCCAAAAAGGTACATCCACGCCACAAACAGAGATTTCATATACAGAATCTTTCTCCAACTTTCCGGCAAGTTCAGGATGTGCTAAAATGCCATCAATGTTGATGCGGAATGTTCCTTTATCAGTGTATAGCAAATAGTATATTTGAGTGCTAATACTCTCTTTGCTACCGGATACTTTTTCGATTTTATCGACTTTATTCACTCTCACTTTTAAAGTTTGTTGATTGGAAAAGGTTACAAACCAAATACATCCAATAAATGCAATAACAAATATTGCGATAGCTGTTTTCTTCATCATTTCTCATTATTCGTTAAACTTTGGTATTGGCATCCACATATCACACACATACCCACCATAGTCTTCAAATTCAAAGCTAGGTAGGGTTGCGACACATGGCAATCCATCAGGAGAGATAAATATGAATCCACTAACAATGGCTTCATTGGATACCATTCGGCAAAGTACAAGTTCACTCTCATCAGGCAATTTGTCTTTTACCAACGTCCACGGAGATTGCTTTGCCTGCCATTCTGCACCTGCTTCAAACGCATTTCTCATATCAAGATAATCATAGGGGTAGTCAAGCCCTCCTCTAATATTTGCAGTACGGCATTTATTTGCAAATTTTATTGCTTCTTCTTCTAATGTCTGTTCCATATCTGTTTTTTATTCGTTAATATCTGGTATTATTATTGGTTAAACTTCTGGTACTTTCATCCAATGGGTTACTTCTACGAGTTCGCCACATACAAACAAGTCTTTTCGAGGTTTTCCATCCTTTGAGAAGTGCATATATCCCACATCCGGTATATTTTTAACACCACGAGAATCAATACCTAACAGGAATAAATCTTCATACGAACATGGCGATAATTGTTCTTCTACGCTTATCCACGGGGATTGTTTCTTTTGCCATTCAGCACCGGCTTCGAATGCCTCCCTAAGAATATACATTTCATGTATTTTCCCATCGTAATCCATTCCATAGTGATTTTCTACAGCTTCTATAGCCGCTTCTTCTAATGTCTGTTTCATAATTCTGATAAATACTTTATTAAACTATCCTTATCTCTAAAAAGTCTTTTATCCCATTGTGGATAATTGTTTCTGGGGACACTTAATCCGTCAGAAAGCTTATAAACCATCAAAAAGCCTCTATCCTCATGCGATATTTCAATTGATATTTTGCTGATAGTGGAATGATAAATATTGTCTCCACTTAGATAGCATACACTATCACCTACATTAAACTCTGTATCAATATTCATGTTTTCTTTGTTTTGTGGTTTGACTTTATTTTCTTTGATTCTCAATAAGTGCAGAGATAGCAACTGTAAGCTTTGCTCTGAACACGTTATCTTTTTTCAATTCATCAATCACACTATCGCAAATACCTTTGGAGGAATCAACAAGGATTCTTGCTGCTTTATGTGAGAGTTCTTCATTAAGATAATCCACAAAGCTTTGTTCCTTGAAAGTGTGCATTATAGAAGATTCTACAATCTGTTTTAGCTCTTCCTCATGTTTCACTATAACACTGGCACACAATTTGGCAAGTGGAGAATCATATCTACCAAATGAATCTGAAATGGCCTTACTTATTGCCTGCTTTGCAGATTGGACAATATCATTTTCCAAATAAATTGGTTCGTTCTTTTTTGAAAGAGTGACTTCTACTTTTTCCACCCTTTCTACAAGTGAATTCGCAAAGCGATTATTACTTTCCTGTAAGCTTCTAATGGTCTGCCGGAGTTCACTAAACAATTGCTGTTCTTTTGCTGTCATAATTCTAATTTATTTTAGTTTTTTTGTTTTCATATTCATTTCTAAATATTATCTTCGTTTTTTATTTCTTGATATGCGAGGCAGTAATCGAGTAGATTTTCATAAGGATCTTCAATATCAACATCTACCCCAAAGCATTCTGTCAATTTAGCACAATTTCCACAACAAGGTTCTTCTACATCTTCATATTCCATAGTGTACTCCTTTCTTTATAGTTTTGACTAAAATAAACTTTGCTGAATACGAGATAAAACAAGATTATTTGCATCAGCATAAAATTTCTTCTTTATCTCAAATCCATAAGCCTTACGTCCAAGTTGGGCGGCAGCCAATAAGGTAGAACCGCTTCCGGCACATGGGTCTATAACCACATCACCTTTATCGGTGAATATCTCTATCAATCTGCGAAGAAGAGGGACAGGCTTCTGTGTTGGATGTACTTTCGGAGTATCGCTATCTCTCACCCAATCAAAACAATTGAAAATCATTCTTCCGTCATTGTTGAATTTAGGAAGCTTTTCACGATAGAGCAATAAACCATACTCACAATTACCGACGACCTTCATATTAGCTTTCAATACTTGAGCTGAAAAGTCCTTCCTGAATACGAGATTAATATAATTGTTTAACCCATATCTTTTCCCAAGTTCGATATACCTGAACTGGTCTTCGAATTCACAGAAGATAATCATACAGGGAGCTTTGCCTTTATCCTTTGGTTCTTTTACAAGCATTTGACTACAAAAGTGCATAAACTCGGCTGGGCGGAAATCCTTGTCAGTATCAAAAAACTCTTTTCCGGCTTTATCACTCTCTCCGTTTTTGTTATCTCCGTCTACATACCATGAGGGGTTGGATGCATAAGCATTGTTTCCGAGATTATAGGGAACATCAGCTATGATCAGTTGAGCCTTTGGTATTCCATAAACTTTGTAGTTTTGGAAATGGTCATTGAATAATTCGATATTTTTCATTTTTTTCTATATTAAAATAAACTTGGTAGCTCATCTTTATTCTTTTTTCTCCTCTTTGCCGGTTCCGGTTTTACTCCTGTTTCTACAGCTTTAATGAAAGCCTCGAAGGGCATTGAGTTGTAGCATTTTACCCAATCATGGCGTATCAGTATGTCCCGGGATGGAATATACCGGAATTGTATACCATTGATAGAGATACCACCAAAATGTCGGCAAATACCGATATAAGGTTGCTGGGATGCGTGTGTTATTACAATGGCTTCCATTTCTATAATTTATTCTTTTATTTCACACTCTTCTTTTGACAAAACTCTTTTCCATCATTGGCTACATCTATTTCCTTCATCATTTCTTTATTTTAATTGTATTACTATGAAGTTTTACCCCTTATTATAAGGATTCGTTTTACAGTAATCTTTATTAGAAGGAATAGACAATATATTATTCAAATGCTCATCTGAAAGAAGATGTTTGTTGCTAAAGTTACCTGTCATTATACGAGGAGTAATATTTTCATCTTTCATGAATTTCTGTATCTCGTATATATGAAAAAGTAAACCTTCACAATCTACTGCGTAGTATTCAATCCCATCATCATTATTGGCAGATACTTCGTAACCAATCCATCCTCCATCACCCATATAAGTGCTTATCTTAATGTTACGGCAAAAACCGTAGCTGATAAGCAATAGTCTTAATACATCTTTTCCACTCATATCTAATTATTCATTTAGTATTATCGTTAATTATATTGGCAATATCCTTGTAGGATAATGTTCCATAGAGGTCAATATCTATGCTGTCACCGAATATGTTGATAGACAAACTGTTGTCGCCCGAACAGTTAATTTCTGTCGCATAAATTTCAACACAATGTTTTTTAAGTAGACTTTCCAAGTCCTGCATGAATGCCAATTCTCTGTCCGTCATATTAGCTCCTTTCAGTATATTTGAGGGTTATCCCCTGTGAGTTTTCTTGTTTTTATTCTTCTTTCTACGCTTGGCGATAGCCTTTTTTCGATGAGGAGACATTTCTTCCCATTTATCCCGCTCGCTATCAAGCAATACACCGCAGAAACTTTCTCTATAAGCTCTATTAGCAGAGCATTTTTCTTGTCCGTAATTAGACTTGTGGCAACAATCACATCCCATATCCTTTGCATTTTTCATTAAACATTGAATCCGCTTGCTGAAATTGCTTCGTAAAGCGGTTCTCTTTATTATCCGGCAGCACATCCGGCTGATGCGCTTTCTTTGTCGGATGATTATCAACACATTTTCTCGGTGAAGCACATCCCGCTATCAGAGCGAGAAGTGCGCAGACTATAATTATCTTCTTCATTACTTTATTTCGTTGTTTAATTTCTCTTCAAATTCAGCAATGATACAGTCTGCATCACCACCATGTACCCAATTCTCTAAAACGGAAGAAAGGATTTCAATAGCTTGTTCTTTCTGCCATTCAGCACCTTTCTTGAACAAGGGAACAGCATACAGTCCAATTGCCATACTACTTGTTATGTAGTGAATCGGGTCTTTGTGAATCTTATAGGCATCATGAAGTTTTAGTATGACTTTCTCTCGTTCAATTCGAGCCGCCTCTTCTATTGTTTTCTCCATATTAAAATACAATTTTAAATTCTTTACCCTTCAATGTTGGAAGCCTGTCAGTGACAAACTTCTCCAATTCCTCTGCGTCAATTGGGAATAACGGACAATACTTATACTTAAATGTGTGAATGAACCGTCCGTCAAGCATCACATCAAACACCAATGTCTTCATATTTCCACTCTTGTATGGTTGCTAAAGTCACAATAAAGATACTTCCACCAATCGCCATAACGGTATTTACTGTTCAAAGTCTGCGTTCGTCAAGAAGTTTACACTTCCCTTATCAAACGTCATCCAATATATCTCATCCTGGTTATAGTTGCAATCATTGTAAAGAAACTCTTCCACATCATCATATTTTAGACCTTCATCAAGAGTGATAATATCTATATCCCCTGTATTGTACGACATCACTGCGATTCTCTTTATATATTCATTCATTTTTTATAGTGTTTTGAACCTTTTCAGGCTATTGTTTTCTTCTTGTAGTTTTCTATGGCTTCGTCAAATGTATCTCCAAAAGCATAGTTATCGCTCTCTTGTAGATTTACAAACCCTTCTCCAACACAACAAAAGGAATTGCCATCTTTTATTACTTTTACCGCTAAACCATCTACTTTAAAGAACAAAAGACCTTCTTTTATCTGCTTTTCAGCCTGCAAGAAGTAGTCAGCATATTCATCCCATTCACAAGGATGTTCCGATTTCGCTGTACCCCAATCCATACCATTTAAAGCACAGTTATAGCCGATATTCTTTGCTGTTGTTGGGATTTCCCCTAACATTTTCTGAATTTCTTGACCATTATAAAATCGGTCAAAAGTACATACTGTTAGTTTCATATTACTTTATTCATTTAGTATTATCGTTAATTATATTGGCAATATCCTTGTAGGACAATGTCCCATAGAGATCAATATCTATGCTGTCACCAAATATATTGATAGACAAACTGTCGTCGCCCGAACAGTTAATTTCTGTCGCATAAATTTCAACACAATGTTTTTTAAGTAGACTTTCCAAGTCCTGCATGAATGCCAATTCTCTGTCCGTCATATTAGCTCCTTTCTACTTAGTTACACGTTAATAGACATTCTTTTAATATGCGCAAAACAATCATCCATAGCCTTGTCAAAAACTTCTTGACTTATAATATTTTTCTCAATCCGTTCCACGTATTCACCTGCGTAAGATGCAAGTTGGATGCTTGAATCACTATTACTTACATCTTCTCTGTTGTCAAAATATACATGTATACAATCAAATACCACTTCATCACCGATTTCATCAGTATTTACCCTAACTATCGCTGTGATTTTTTCGTAAGAAGTATGCGCCATGTGAATACACTTTCCAACGAGATATTGATATTTTGCCTTTTTCTTATCGGCTTCCTGTTTCTTTAGCTTCTGTATTTCAGCTTCTAATTTCTGTATTCTGTTCATATCTTTCTTGTTTTTATTCTTGTTGTTTAGATGTTACGCCCAGACATAGCACTTTGTCTGACACGCCTATACCATCAAATTCTAATGTCAAGTACTCTGTATCATAAGGATAGGGATATAAGCATCCTCTCAATTCCTCGTCAGATAGTGTTCGCCTAACACGCATTTCTATTGTGTAATCATCAGAAAGATTTTCAATAACTTTCCTAAGCTGTCCTACGTTCTTTATATCCATTTTAATTCATTTTTTTATTGGTTTTACTCCAAATTGTTAATAAACCTAGCTACAATAGGACATTCTTCATTGCAGCATGATAGAATTTCCTCTCTATTATTTACATCATGTACTAAGCATGAATCAAGGCAGTAGGATTGAAGTGCCTTCTTTCTCATTTCTTCCTCTTTAACTTTCAATGCTTCTTCTGCCCCCGATCTAAAAACTAAATCATCGCAGCCAACTCGCCAACCTTCGTACAACTCTCCATCACTTACATGACAAGCATTGCACTCTATTATAGTTTCTGCCTTAAAATTCATATTTGATTATTAAGAGTTAGTAAATACCTTTGTGCGTTCTTCTCTAAAAACAGAGATGGGAACATCAAACCAATATTTGCTAAATACAGTGACTACAACTTTTCCTTCGTCATTTGTTCTTGCTTCTGATGTTAACACTCTGTCTCCATCTTTTAGTATTATCCCAAATTCAGGATGGACAATATTCCTATTTGCTGTCCTATAAAATGTCTTCATTTGATTTTTTTCTTTATAGTTTATAGCTTATTAAAAAATTCCGAACAACCACTTTTATTATTAATTTATCTTTTTCTCTTTTCTTTGTAAATGGAGTTTAACCTTTTCCGGGTCAAACTCATAGTTTTCGCATTGACGGCTATTCGTCATAACGAGAAGTAGTGGGAATAACAACCCATACTTACAACCCCTTCCGTATTCGTCTGATGCAGATTTACAAGTATCGCATCTGTAGATGTCTTGTACACAAGCTACACCCATATATTTGCCTCCTTTCTACTTAGTTATTCGTTAATTAATTCGGGGTTATCGTGGACGTTACCTATCACCTCACCTTGTAAAACTTCGGAATCAAGAGTGTCAATCGGTTTGTTTCTTTCATACCCTATACACCAGCCAGTGAATTGATATTCGTCTACTGTCCACTTGTCTCTCCTTTCCTGATGTATCCACGTAGACCACATTACAAGATATATTCTACCGGACGGTGCTTTTATTATATCCCCGTCGTAAACTTCCGATTGGTTCTTGTCAAGTAATCCGGTAAACTGACCTACTGTTTCTTTTAAAACCTTAATAGGCTGACATCCGTCTTTCTTGATATACGAACACCGCCCTTCTCCGTCGCACAATTCAAATTCAAGGTAATAACCGTATTCCCATTCACCTTTTAAATTTTTCGCTCTAAATTTTATTTCAATCATAATTACTTAGTTATTAGCATATTTCTACCGGATCATCTGCGAATGACAACGGATTACCTATAATTTTCTCAATTGTACCTTTAGGTAGTGTGATACCATAGTCGCTATCATCTACCTCTTCACAATGATGCCCAGCTGAAAAATCATGCGGATCATCATAAACAAGTTCCTCTCTTGTACAATTGACCTTCCATGTATCTTCTACTCTGTCATAAGTAGGGAGATCATTAAATACTAACTCCTCCCCATCTCTGTTTACTGCTAACCATGCCATAATAGTTCCTTTCTATTCATATTATGATTTTACTCCAGTCTATCTTCTCGTACGAATGATGCCCTATCCAATCAAAATCATCTGAATACGGCCATTCTTCCTCATCGCAATCTTCTGGGCATTCATCTGTATGCACATGATAGTTTGATTTTTCATCCGTCTTGGTGACAACTGAACGATACTGAATTTCTGCTATGTAGTTTTGACCGCAACAGGCTTCATCAGAGATACCTTCTCCATCACCTTCTTTTAGCCAATCTTCTGCCTCTTTCAGCGTTTCAAACTCTTCATAGTCTCCGTTTGCAGCATCATAGGCTACATAACGATAATTATTCTTCTTACTCATATCTTTATTTTATTCGTTTATGATTAAGTTTTACTCTATTCGATTTAAAATTTCTTTCTGTATAACCTCTTTCGCATTAAAGTGAAAGAGGCCCTTTTTCAACCGTCTAACATCCTGCATCGGCATTTCATTGATGTAGAAGTAAAAGGCTTCATACGGATCACTGAAATTCTTTGCAAGAGCATTGTTCGGCTTATTGTTCATGTATCGTTCAATAGCTACTATCATTCCCCGGGCATAGCCAGGGAACATCTTAAATTCCTTCTGCATCTGCTTGCAGCCTGCCAAAGGACAACCAACACAACCATGACGGGAAAGATTGTAAGGTGCATCGTAATACTTAGAATATGGCAAACCATATTTCCGGATATAGTTCCAAACATCAGTTTCCGACCAATTAAGAATCGGTAGAATGTGTTTTGCTCCTTTCATCCACTTACGAATATCGCATTACTCTGGCTCATATAATGCCCTCGATTGGCTTTCTTCTGCCCTCATTCCCTCGATTGTACGCTGACCGATACCGTATTGCTCCTTCAACTTTTCACAGCAAAAACGCCTCATTCTGCCGGGTAGTCCTTTAGTCTCTATCAACTGAAAAAAAGATTGCTTCGGTTGAAGTATCCGAACCTGTGAATAATTCTTCTTTATAAAACTGATTGTGCCAGGTGGATCAACAGTTGTATTTGCGTAAGAAGCATTATACTTTATACCGGAACGTTCTGCAAGGTCGAGAATTACAACGCTATCTTTGCCACCGGAAAAGCCTAAACACATCGGATCGTCACGTTCCATGCTGCGAAGGAAGTCAATTGCTTGCTGCTCCTTTTTGTTCATTTCTTTTTATTTTTGAATCAACAATGGGGTTGCTATTAAATAAGAGGATCGTCTCGCAATCCCAACTACACATAGTGTATTCACCAGGAAAACTGGTTTCCAGTAATCCATTTTTTGTCAACCAAATTCCATCATATAAATTGAAAAGCTTTTCAAAGTTTATGCCGCGTGGCTTCATTATACCTGTATGTACTAATTTTTTATCATGTCATCATAACTGTCTATTATGCAAAGACAATCTGTCCGAACATGAATACGGAAAGAATGTGATAGGAGATTTGTCTTCCAATTCTCATTTTCACACCATTTTCTCCAAGAATAGGACGAATCTATAGGTGAAGTCCAAAGCCCACCTGATTCAGGTTTTAACCATAACGGATTACTATTTTTTATAATTTTGATAGGCAGTTGTAAAACATCAGTCCCAATATGTTCTACTTGTATAATGCTGTTCATAACTACTTAGTTATTAATCATTGTAATATTGGGGATAACACCCTTTAATTATCTCTTCTGCATCCTTTTGATGTTGAGTGCCTTTTGCTAAAAGTTCAACGGTTGCAGCCAAAATAGATATTTTGTTAGCATTAAGCCGATAGGCATCGGCAACCAATTCAGACATTGCATATCGTTTATCAGACAATCCTTTTAGCTTAATCTTATTCATTTCTTTATAGTTATTCGTTAAACAAACATTCTGCTGGAGCATACTTTTTATACTCTAATTCAGCTAATCCCATCACTTGGCTTCTTGAAAGGTATCTTAAAATATCATCCATATCTGTGTTTGCACGATATAGACGTTCATACCCTCTTATATCTTGCCATTTTCGTTTTCCCTTCGCTCGCTGCATCAACTTAAATGAATAGCGAACAGAGTTAGTAAGCATATCAATATGTAGCTTGCAGGTAAGTTTTAAATCTCTATTCTCCTGCGGAAAAATCATTTCAGTCATTTTTAATTTATTTAAATTATTCAATTTCACAGATATAACCATTCTCACGCATATAATCTGATATATCGTCTTTGGATATGGAATCCAGTAATTTAGTAGAATCTCTTTCATCGACTTCTGCTGTTACTCTGACATATCCATTTCCAGCCATACTTGTCTCTATCTGAACGCTTGTCGCATCCACATCTATTGATATTGTTTTCATATTGTACTTTTTAGAACTATTTATTTCTGATCTGTATATATCCCCTGCGTTCGGTTTCCCTGAGAAGCTCCATATCCTCATCTTTGATATTACAAGAAGTTTCTCCGTTTACTGTGGTGTAATTGGGAATGTTAAACCTGTCTCTGATTTTCTTTATAATTCTGGGGACGTCTTTGGGATCAAGATGTTTGGTGTCCCAGTAAATAGTAACTTTCATTGTTTAAAATGGATTTTCATCCTCTATGTCGGCATGTTGACACCCCGACAGAGGAACAGAGTCAAGATTATAAAAGCATGTTGTAGCAGCATTGAACCCACAGATAAACCGTAGAAGTCCAATGTTTCGTCCTTTAGCAATATCTATCATAGCCGTTCCTTTCGTTTCCACGTTTGAGAAATCGCTTGGATAGGATTTCTTAGTTACTTCGGGACGATAAATGAGAATGACTACATCGGCTGCTTCTGCTATTTGTCCACTGTCACGAAGGCGGGCCAACGTAGGAACCGGATTCATGGTATCCCTATTCAATTGAGAAAGGGCTATAATCCAAATATCAAGTTCTTTTGCAAGATTCTTCAAACGCCTTGCAACGTCTCCCATCTGCTGTTCCTTGTTGGCTCCTTTCATGTTCACATTGAGAATCTGCAAGTAGTCAACTATAGCACCATCAATGCCATATTTCAACTTCATATAGCGAATAGACGAAATGATAGTGTCTATATTTGATGTACTCCGATCATCAAAGTAGATACCCTTACCTGATATCTTGCCAATACCTTTGTCAACTGCCTGTAATTGCGAATCTGTCAAGCGTGAGTACATGATCTGATTGGCAGAAACACCACTCTCCATAGAAAGAATACGAGCTGTTATTTGTTCTTTTTTCATCTCCATAGAATACATGGCAATTTTGGCACCAAAATCTGCTGCATTCCTCATGATAGAAACAGCTAAAGAGGTCTTGCCCTGCGAAGTCTCACCGGCAATAATTATCAAATCCGATCTCTGTAAACCACCTGATTTGCTATCAATCTTTTCAAAACCTGTAGGAGTTCCAGTGATAGCTTTAGCTCCTGAGAGATTCTCATTTATCATGCTGTAAACATTCTCTAGCCCATCATTAATGGTTGATACCGTAGTGCTACTTGATTTAAACAGAGACGCTAGTTCATTACTGACCGAATTAGTCACATCAAGAATATCTTCTGATTCCGAATAAGAGTTTGAGACTAGATATTGCCCTATTACATAGAACTTACGCCTGATGGCCAAGTCATGAAGCCTAGCTGCATACTGATACAAGTCAAAAGTACTGTTAGAAGCAATCTTCATATACTCCACCAGTTCAAACTTCACACCATTGGCGACAAGCTTTCCCTTGACCGTTATCATATCAGGCCTGTTTCCAGATGATACCACTTGAAGAATAGCCTTGTATATCTCCTGATGGAAAGGATTGTAGAAAGATTCTTCCGATAGTAACTCTCTCACTTCTTCAAAAGCATTGCGTTGAAGAATGATAGTGCCTAGAACTATTTTTTCAGCATCTTCATCACGTAGCTGTACATTAACTTCCATTCTGATATTCAAATTGTTTTAAAATCGCATAATAAAGCACATCCCATTTTGAACGGATATCTGCTCTTCCTTCGATTGTACGCAATGCGCTTTTAAACATTTTGTTTCCGTATTTGTCACGTAGCAGCAAGGATTCTTCCTCGCTAGGTAATCGCATGTTTGAAAAACAATATGGCGCTTGTTTCTTGATGTAAGACAGAAATTGGTAATAGCCGCCATTACTCCCTTTTGCGGAGAATAATAGCTGCTCATTTTCTGTCTGGTACTTGTCTGTTTTAGACTTTCCGAGTTCAATATCCAGCCACCTGACAAAATGAGCCATTCCATCTTTCGGGCTTTTACGAGTTTCCCCCTCATTTTGAAGCTTATCAAAGAATCTCTTGAGATATTCCTGAAAGCTATCCAATGTCAGGTTTGGATGACCGGCAGACCTCTTGTTCATTACGACAGTCTCTATCCATGAACTATTGGTGGATAGCTCCTCATAGCAATCTTCCAGGGATTTTTCTAATATTTCCGGAGGGATGACACTTTCTTTATCTCCTTTAGGAGATTTCTTTATATTTACTTTAATACTATTGCGGCAAACTTCCTTCTTTTTTAGGTATTCTTCCAGAATAATCTTGTATTCTTCTGGAAGAATGTCGTATTCTTCTGGAATTTTGATTTCATTCCGCTTTGCACGAATACACATTTCTACGTATCTTGATTGAATGGATGGTGAAGTAAGTATATTCCCATTAGAGAGCAGTGCTTTATCAAAAAGCCCCACAGCACAACAGTAACGTACTATTTCATTCACCTTATTTTCCTTCAATCCCCAGTATTCGGCTACGTCAAAGGCAGTACTTTCGTCCCACACAAGGAAACAACCTCTTACTCGGTAGATTTCGTTCAATAAATATTCGTAAACGGCAAATCCATCACAACCTAAATCTTTTTTAAGTCTTTTGATCCGTATATCTTGGAACCGGTCAGTATCTAAGTTATAATAAAGAAAACCAGTTCTTGTATTTGCCATTATGTCATATCCTCAACTTTATTTTGAAGGAACAAGATGAGTTCTTGAACGTCCTTTTTGGAAATATTTACAGTAATAAGAGATTCTTCATCAATATCAACTTTTGAATCAAAACATAATATTGATTTGTCATTAACAGGAGTCCCAATTTCTATAGATACCCCGTTGTCGTAAAATTTGATGTAACTCATATTTTTTTGTTTTATTGGATTTACGATATAATAGTAAAAGTTTATTTCTCCACTCCTAGGACATTTGGGAATATGTTCAATGTCTCTAATTACTTCTTTTATGATTTTCATACATAAGCTTTTTGTTGGTAATTTCTTAATTTAAATTGCATATCGGTATAATTTCAAATTCTATTCTCGGATTCACTTTATCTATAAATTTCTCCGCTACTATCTTCACACAATTACGGTCGTTCTTGATGGCTTTACATCCTTGCAGACAATCTAAAACGATTTTCATACAATTGTCAAGGTCTGGTCGCTGATTCTCGTAGAATACGCTCAGATGAAGCTCAAATAAACCTGGATAATTTCTATTACGATACTGGTTACATTGCAGATAGAAAGATTTCTCATATTCTTTTAAAGCTGATTGTTTAGCAAGGCTTCCATGACCTTTTAGAGTAATAACCTTGTAGCAATTTGATTTGCTGGGACATTTCCCATGAATGATTTGTTTCATAAACCAAAATATCTATTAGCTGCCAACTCATCATGCTGGCATACTATGTTTACTAATTCAGTACAACTTCTTCGGAAATTACGGTTCCCGTCATATAAGTTGTGATGGTATCTACACATTGGAACTACATTCCATTCTTCAGTATAGTATTCAGGATAAAGTGAACGAGGCAACAGATGTGCCGGATCAACATCCGTCCGACCACACAAACAGCAATAAGGAGATAAATTTCTTTTTATCTTATCCATTTCTCTATTTAGTTTTGCCTGCTTATTACTTACTCTCTTCATATTCTCACGTTAAAGGCCCCGAAGCGTATTCTCCGGGGCGAAACCATTATTTATTATCCCATGCCATTTATGTGTGGCTCACATTATTCCATCGGGAACACTATCTGTATGCGCATTACAGAAATATCCATTTGCAACTGAATACTTTCATGTTCCCTTTCCAACACAAGTTTGTGCGGCAGTTTGGGAGTCGAACCCAAGCAATTACAACTTGTAATACCTAAAGCACTTCGTACGCTTTCTTTAGGCTCTCTTTACCACTGAGAATACCTCCGCCATGTTTGCCCGTCTTTCCGAGCTGTCAACATCATGAACCGCCATGTAACACAGTCAACTTCCACATGATTTTGTGGTAATCCACCTCGATTGATACCCTTTGGACTTATATGGGTTTCTACCATACTCTCTCAATCTACTACTTTCTTTCATATATCGGTCGCTCCCATAACGATCTCAAATTTCCGAAAGTGGTGCGTTCATTGATACAAGATTGCTCCTATACAGAATATTCACTACGTCTGTATAGGAATAACTCAATCCAAATAAGCCATAGAAAACTCTTTCGAAATAAACCGCCCAACTGGAATCGGTTTGGCTGATTCAATAGCCGTGTGAATTTCTCTTTTATTGAACTCATGCCCCTTTTCTTTGGCTTGCTTCTCGCATTCCTCCTCTTTATTTTTGAGGTAGTGAGTGATAAGCATCATCGCCCTATCAACGTTGAAGGTGTTCACGACAAAAGTCTGAACCCTTTCGTCCTCATTCTCCCCGTCCGTGAAGGTGATTTTCGTCTCAATCTGGTAGAATTTCTTTTCATTCGGTTTAGATTCTTCGTTACTATCTTCAGTCTCATCGTCCATCTTGTCAACGTATTCTGCCATCGTGATTTCATTTTTGAGATAGGCAAGCGAAGCATCGTCTACCTTGCGTTCTTTCAAGTTGTCGGTAAGAATCACGCAGGAATCGAATTCCTTTGCCATCGTCAGGGTGAACCCGAACTGGTAATTGAGTTCGATGTAGTCTTTCAAAATAAGGCAAGCATTCTCCAGCCCAGTGGCATACAACAAGAACTTATACTTCTTGTCGCTTATCTGTGCTTGTGCGATGTATGGATATAAAAACTTGTTCTCATTCTCGAACGCCAAACGATTCTGGTTGCTAACTTCCACTTCCTTGATACCATCAGCTTCCATACTGAAACGGATTTTTGCTAATAGGTCTTGGTCTATCAGCGTGCCACGCTCAAAGAGGACTTCATGCCGTTCTATGTTGACTGTTTCACCGGTATCTTCATCAATGAAAGATTCCTCCCATGTTTTGAGGACACGTTTTGCAAGGTACATGTTAAGCATCTTCTTCGGGTCAGACGTCACATACCGGATTTCTGTTTTTCTTGTTTCTATCATAACTAAATAAATTCTTGATTTCTTTGTATTTCCTGCTGTGCATATATCAGCATCTGATGTTCATTAGCAGCGGGCAAATAAATACCCGCCTGCGTTGCGCTCCAATTACGAAAACGGTCAATCGAAAGTGTCATTTCACCCGTTGTCAGTTCGGCAGAACTGCGCAAGTAGGTTACTTCATTCCCTTTTTTGTTGACTGTCTTGCGTTCAAACAAATCACGGTTGCAAGTCCTCTTATAGAAGTCGATTTTAGCTTCATCCAGGCTGCAACCGTATTCACTGCCAAAGTACCCTAAAAGAAGATGTAAATAAGAATTTTGGGCAAGTGTGCGGTTGGGCAGTTTCTTCTTCACTTCCACCACCGCACGCTCTTTAAACAACTTGTTTACATACTCTTTAAACTTGGGCACTTGGTATTCATTCTTCAAGTCGAACAACATACACTAAAATGGTAAATCATCCTTTGCATTACCATTCGCATCAACAGGAGGCGGAAAGTTCTGCGGTTGCTGATAAGTCGGCTGTGGTACCGGCTGTTGTACTGGTACACTCTGAAGGGATTGAGATACACCTCCACGCGCTTCTATTTTGAAACACCGAATAGACGCCATACGTTTTAGTTCTCCATCTTGATTCGTCCATGAACGCCCCTGTAAGGCAAATGATACAGTAACAACATCATCATTTTTATAACGATCAAGTTCTGCACATTTATCACCCGAGAACTCTAAGGGAATAATGTTCTCATACTCACTACGCTCACCAGTATAAGGATCATAAGTGGTAGCATCTAAAATAAATTCCCGTTTAGTAAATGGTGTTCCCCCGTTTTTAGATGGGATTTGGACGGTCTGACCGATTTCAATTATCCGCCCGGTTATTTGATTCGCCATATTATTCTTCTATTTTTTCTTTTAATAAATACTTGGTTAAGTTTCTGTATTCTGCCCACTCTAAAAAAGAATGTAGCAGATTCATATTATCTTGCTCCATACCATCATAACGATAACATGTGATAGAAGGCTCATATCGTTTCAATGGGAGTCCTCTTACATCATATCCGTGCTTATCTTTGTCGTATCCTTCAAAGATGAATAAGTCAAAGTGAAATACATCCGCATTGAATAGCTGTAGATAAAACCGCCATTGGCAAGAATTTATATAGTCAGCATCGGATGGATAAGAATATTTGGTCTTTATATCCCTAATCTCCACACCATCTATCATGTCGGCGCACCCTGTTATAACTGCATCCCCAAAGTCCTTGTAGAGCCTTATTTCGTGAAACGCATCCGGGTGTTCATTGCGGTACGCAAGTGCCACCTTGCATTGCGGTACGTCTAATATTACTTTGTTTCCTTCAATGTCAAAAATACGTCCACAAGGTATAGGTTCTTTCTGTTCTTTGCCATAATAGAGGAAGGTACGCTCGCCTGCTTCTATCTTTTCGCATTGCGGTGTACCTTCTTCTACAATTTTATGAAAAGCCGTCCCAATGCGAGTATAGGCATTTCCCTCAAATACACCCGTTATGCTATCAATAACCGATTGCTCAGTTATCTCGAAGTTAGCGTATTCGCTTTGCTCCATATACTTTCGGAATGCTTCAATAGTAGTCACGCGAATTAACGGTCTCATTCCTTGACGAACTTTTTATTTTCGTATTTATAGCCCTTGGATGCAAGGTTGGATTTCATTTCTTGAAAGAACGGATATTGCAGTACTACTGGAAGCTCTTTCATACCTTCGATGAGTGCGGCTATATCTTCATCGGTCATAGCTGCCGCTAGATTCTCTCTAAGCATAGCAAGCATCTCATTGGCTTTCTTCTGTTCCTCCGATTTATTCTGTATCGCGGACTTCACAGTAGAAATAATTCCTGCCATACAATTTGAGAAATCTGCACTAGTGGATTCGGGAATTTCCATCATCTGAAGCTGGGCTACATTCTTTCCAATAAAGGTATCGGTAGGCTCAAATGAAACAGTACGTTTTCCATTGACTTTTGATATATATCCTACTTGGTCGGCAATGCGAAGAAGCAGGTCTTTGCTCTGACCTGTACAATCAGGAGAGTGCTTGACAATATCACCTTCCACTGTTTCTTTATCATGGCAGATAAAGATTATGTCAGAACCATTAGAACGAAGTTGGTTGACAAATGACTTGAAATCCTCTGCCATTTGCCCAAACCGCTTTAAAGCATTATTGGCTAACTTATAATTGTTCTTTATGGCAAAATTCATCAGATAATCATCCAAACAAGCTTTAGCAGTGTCGCAGATGATAGTCTTGTAAGACTTCATTGTTTCATACTCTGCCGTTATATCTTCCCATTTGTTAGCAGTAAGGGTATCACAACGTTGTACCGCTCTATCATAACCTCTATCCGTATCTATCAATAACGGATTTTCCGCTGTTGTGGCAAGGGATGTCTTGCCTGTTCCTGGAGTACCATACAATACAATGATGACCGGACGTTCAGGAGTAACGTCGTTCTTTTTAATAATTGGCATAATAATAAATTTTAAATTAATAATTCGTGGAGAAGCCCGGACTCGAACCGGGATTTGCAAGATTTCGTTTGTACGTTTCAATTGTGGTTCTGGCTTCCCCATTCATTTTTCCTGCTTCGAGGTTAGCCAGCCGTATGTTCAAACTAAGCGTCTACCAATTCCGCCACTTCTCCGAAATAAAAAAGGTGTACTATCTTCACAGACCGCACACAACACAGTAAAAATAACTACATTTCAAAGGATTTTTTATTGCAATTAATGCCCCAACTCTTTATAACATATTCGGGCCATTATAAATGATAATCCACAAATGATAAGCATAATAATAATCCCTGTAGCATACATAGGACTATCATTAACAATCGCTCCGTACAACATCACTATTGAGCATAAAAAGACGAATAGTGAGAGAATAAACATAATCACTTTCATAGCATTGTCATTATTATCAATTCATCACTGTATAACTCTACAAAATCATGTTTACCAAACTGTACCATAACTCTGTCACCGTTAACGCTATATATCTTCCCGATCTTATTTTCCCAACCGGGAGCTTTATACTTTACTAATAAACCTTTTTTCATAATTGTATGATTTAAAAAATTACCGCCTGTACAAGGGTAAAGTAAAACGGTGCGCACTTCGTTTCTCTCATGGCTTTTAGTACAGTATTAGCACTAACCTTTTCTGCGGGATAGTTCCCGTGGGCGTTCCGATGATTGCCTTACTACTTACACTAAGGATAGGTAAGCCACGGGATATATTAATAAGCGTGGTATGGTCGCCTACATACTATATGTATTTCCAGATAAATCCATAAGCAGTTTTTCTCAAACCTTTGCAACACTTTCTAATGGTGCTGCAATCATAATTGTTTTCATCGCAAGCATCAGCTATACAATTATATTCTGTGCGCGAGTTTAAATCAATAGAGTACCTTATTATTGGACGATATTTTCTATTTCTTGTTTTATTCTTTTTCCTGGCTTCAATTACTTTTATTTTAGTTATTTGATTATTTACATTTTCCTTCCGAGTTGCCCATCTTAAATTAGAAACCACATTGTTACTCTTATTAGTATCTATGTGGTCTACTTCTCTTTTGTTTAATGGGTTTCTTATAAAAGCGTTAGCAACCAACCTATGGATAGTTCTATAATATTTATGCCCATTTCTACTTAACAATATATATAAATATCCATTTCTGTTCCTTTGAGGTTTCAAAACATTACCCTTATAAAAATTATATTTTGAACAATCAAAGGACTTCCTATCAATAGATTTAACTCTACCTAAGTTGGATACCATATATTCATCTTCAAAACCATCAATATTTTTCCAAATCTCTTCCATATATCATAATTTTATTGCGCTCATAGAGTAATTCGATTACTTGCATCGCGCATAACTATGAGCTTTTATAATGTATAGCGTACGGACGCCTAACCCCGTTTTCTTACTGATGAAGACGATTTTTCGGACTAAACATTTCCATAAAGCACCATACAACCGTATAATGCCCACCGTAAAACGGTGTATTTTATAGTACTACTTCAAGCCGCTTATCCAATCGCCGCATTTCTGCTATGGATAATTCTTGGTTCGTATTTGTTTTCAATAAGTCAAAGAGCTAATCATAGTACCCTACCCAGTTCTCGCTACTGGCTGTCGTTCAATCCGTCAGTAGGGTTGTCGTTCGTTGTATAATCGTGGATCAATCTTTGTAGAAGAACTTTTCACCTGACTTCCTGAACAGCCTATAGCCAGCGTACAAGCTCACCAATATCATAATTGTTTCTATCATAATCGTATGAGGTTAATTGTTATCTCCAACTACTATCGTAACATCTTAACGTTGGATCCAAGTCTATCAAGGCTTGCCTAAAATTATTAGCGGGTTTGGGATAATCCAGATACTGAGGATTAACCTGAGCTTTATACTCGTCCATTTTCAAACTTGCATCTACCCAAGCATCTTTCAAAGCCTTAGCAAAAGAATACCACTTGAAAGCCTTGTTCAGCTTCATGTAAACCCAGGCTCTTTGCATGATGGCTTTCATATTGTATTTGCCATCTTTAACCAGTTTGTAATCTCTTGCTTTCATACATAATGCGGATTTTTCCATTAAGCTAAAGAGGCATATTAGACACAATCTCACAAATCTCGCTGTTAGCCAATGGGGATAATCCAGAATACACATTGATGCTATATGCGGCTTTATCAAGGTCTTCTACACTAAGACGTACTCTTGCATTTGATTTGGTAGAGTCCTTATATCTTTTGACTATTCCGCTTTTTACCCATCGTCTCACATTACCTTCACCATAAGCCTCATAAGCTTTACGTTGGCTGATAAATTTAGGAGATGCCCCTAACTCTATTGATTTCTGTTTTGCTCCAAGCTCGAAAGCCTTGCATATAGCTTTCTCCAATAGTTCTCCTGGGAATGAATAGATCATAGCTATTACTGATTATAATGTTATTGGGTTCTTGTTACTAAAACTCCTTCTGGACACATGCGTGTATAGAATGTATATCCATATCTTGCCAGCCTGCTGGCGGTAGAGCGTACAATATTCTCCTTTATATCTCTACTTCTTATAACTCTGGTCTCACCAACGGATATGCTCTTTAAAGTAGCTGCCGGTGATATTACCTTTACTGCTATTGTTTGTTTATTTTCCATATCGTATTTTTTAATTTTTATTCTTTGAATGTTAGTTCTAAATCAACTTGCTTTAGCCTTCGTTTAGCTATTTCAATTTACCTTGCTGATTTTGCCACTTTCTTCTTCCCCTTGTACCTTAAGCAATTCACCCTGGTATTGATCAAGACGGTCATAAATATCCGTGGATATTTCTATATCTTCTTCCTTATACACGCGTATAACATGTTCAAGACCTTTAATGCGCTCTTCTAATTCTTTCTTATTCATATCTGTATAGCTATTTTTTTATAATTAATCAATCTCCAACAAAACAAGAACCGAAACGTCCTCTGCTATTATTTGTATAGTAAGCGGACATTGGAGCATTAAAGCTGTCGTATGAACTCCTTTTAGCTGGCTTATATTCTCCAAGTTGACCATTTATCTTATTAAGGTATTTTTTATCAGATTCTGCCTTATAATCGGTAGAAACACCTTCTTTATTCTCCTTTACCCACACTGAAAACTTCGCCATTTTCCATGACTTTTTTAAGCACTCTGACCAAGTGTATTTGCCTGTCTTACAGAAGCTATGAGCTTTCTTCATTATGTCGGATAAATCGTACTTCATATTTGCTTTATTTATTTATTTTCCTATCTTTGTATTTACTTTAAAAAAGTAGCGTTGTTGATTAACAACAGTGCAAAGATAGTGACTTATTTTGTCACTGCAATAAAATAGTAACTTTTTATGTTACTATTTTATATGTTATAAAACACATTTTAAGTAAGTAGTTGATTAATAAATTATTATGAGTGATTTTAGAACGATACAAAAGAGTTGCGATAGTTATTCGTTATATATAACGTCAGAAGATAAAGATGCTGTGATCGATTTGATGCTTAATAGAAAAGGTGAAGAAGAAATAGTTCGTCTGGATTACAAAGATGTGTCTTGTTCACTAAATATAAGTAAAGGACAATATAAAACTATTATAGAAGAATTTAAGAAGGATGGTCTGATAGAACAAAATGGGTATGGAGATAAGTATAAACTCTTATATGGCATATACAAGAAAAAAGAATACGGTGGATATTGCATGGAGAGGGACGCTTATATGGCTGGGCTTCAAAATTTGCAATTACAGCTTGAAAAGGTTCAAAAAGAACTATCTCAAACTGCAATTAGCAAAATAAATGGCGTAATAAAGGGGATGAACAATATGTATGATTTAGCTTCCAATATTGGGAAGATATTAGATATTATTCATCAATATCTTCCGCCTCAATAAGAAGAAATTCAAGAAGTGCGGCAATTCTCATTAAATCGGACGCGTATAATGACATATTGGCTTTGATTGCGGATGGTCTATCTTTATAATCTTCTGAAAAAACGATTTCTCCTTGCGCTATTTGTATAGAAAGGGATTTCAATGTTTTTAACTCAGAACCAAGTCCTTTAGACACATTAGACAGCCAATTAAGGGTGTTTTCTTCTGCCGCCTTCCTTGCCATTTTCATGTGTTTGGCGACTGTTGGATTTTTAAATTCTTTGTAATTCATAATTCGCTCTTTGAAATATTGTACAATCGGTTAATATGGGAAGATAGAGGATGTTCGTAATATTGGCAATTATGTAGAGCTAATGAACGTTTTATATTCTGTCTCTCTTGATCAGACATATAAATATTGTTCATATAGACCAACAAGGTATTATGCATTTCTTCTTCATTATATATGATTGCTGGTTTTTCTCCTATTGGAGTCCAATCTGATATAAATTCGTTCTTTGACATGTTTACAATCGGTTATTTAATAATTATAATCTTATAGATATTGTTATTTAATCAAATAAACGTCTCACTCGGTAAAGGTGCTGAATGCTGCATAGTTTGCCCTTTAGAAGGCTTTACGCCTTTTGGCTATTAGCAGCATTCAAACAGTCATCGCTCGTATAAAGTACGCCGTTTTTAGCTGGACGGCATTAACAAGTTACCATCCTCCCGGACTTTTCGCTTACTTGTCGCTGTGAAGGCACTCCGGTTTCGTTCGCCTCTCGATTTCTCACACCCCACGCAGTATCGAGTTTAGGAGTACAACCCTCTGTCTCTCTGCTTACGCAGCCTACCGCCGATTGTACAACTGGATAAAAAAATATCCGCTTCATCTGCACATGAAACGGATATCTATATATGTTAAACCTCTTTCGAGGAAAGTTTAACCAAATTTGTATCGTAGCACGTGCAGGTGTTACGGGGACAAAGATAGTAACATTTTTTGTTACTAATAAAGTTTTAGGTATTTTTTTTAGAAAACAATTAAAAATATAAATTATGGAAGCATTTAATGATTACACTTTTCGTTTTTTAGAAACAATAGACAAATTAGGACTTACTGATTATAAAGTATGGAATACTTTAGAAAACTTGTCTAAAGCTACAATGTCTAAAATTAGACGCGGTATTTGTGGCGTTTCAATGAATACGTTACAAGAGTTTTGCCAAATATATCAAGTCAACGCCAACTACATCCTCACCGGCAAAGGTGATATGTTTCTTAACACTGCAGCTCCAATCGCGGACATGCCCAAAGAAGGGACAGAAGAACTACCTTCACCGGAAAGCGCCGAATACTGGGAACGCATGTACAAATCAGCGGTAACAACGTATGAGGCAATGCTGCAGAATTTAGAGGAGAGATTTAATGTGCTTGATAAGTCGTTGAGCGGTATACGGGAATTTCTTGTTGAAAGAAAAAAAGCTGTATAA